TGACCGGTACCGACCGTGATGCCTTTGAAGCCAGCTTGATTGGCAAGGAAGGTCGCCTTGAAAACGTGCGTGCCCGCCTGGTCTCGCTCACCCTGTGCGATGAGACGGGGAGTCGTCTTTTCAGCGATGGTGACATCACGGCGCTCGGTGGCAAGAGCGCCAAGGCCCTGGACCGAGTGTTTGCCGTGTCCCAGCGTCTGAATGGCATTGGCGCTGATCAGGTGGACGCCGCAAAAAACGCCTGATCGCCCATCCTTCGCGGCGCTTTGTGTTTCGGCTGGCGCTGGCTTTGGGCCAGCCGGTGCGCGCGATGCTCGCATCGATGGGGTCGGATGAGCTGACCGAGTGGATGGCGTACTACCAGCTTGAGCCCTTCGGGGACTACCGGGCCGATTACAGGTCCGGCGTGGTGGCCTCCACCTTTGCCAATGCCCACCGGGTCAAGGATGCGGGGCCGTTTCGGCCAGAGGACTTCATGCCCTTCCTTGAAAAACCGCAACCCACACAACCTCAAGACGAAACACAGCTCAATGTGGCCCGGTTCAAGGCCATGTTCGCGCACAAGGTAGGCAAGCAACATGGCTGATATCGGCTCCCTCGTGGTCAAACTCGCAGCGGAAACGGCCGATTTCCGCGAAGACCTGGGCAAGAGTGCATTGCTTTTGGAGCGCCACGCGGAATCCATGCGTGGTTCCTTGGAGAAAGTGGCCGAAGTCGCCAAAACCACCTTTGCCATCGCCATCGGCGTGGAATCGGTGGGTGCGCTCAAGGAGTTGGTGGCCCACACGCTGGAAACAGTGGCCGCTCTGCAGGATCTGGCCGAGCAGACCGGGGCAAGCGCCACGGCTCTGTCTGGCTTTGCGCCCGTGGCCACCATTTCTGGCGTGGCGATGGAGCAGATTGGCGCAGGCCTGACCAAGCTCTCCAAGGGGCTGGCCGGGGTGGACGATGAGACCAAGGGTGCATCTCAGGCCCTGCAGTTTCTGGGTATCAAGGCCAAGGATGCGGGTGGAAACCTGCGCGATCCGGCTGAGGTCATGAACGACATTGCCTTGAAACTGTCCAATTTTGAGGACGGAGCAGGCAAGACGGCCATTGCGCTTGAACTGTTCGGCAAGTCTGGGGCGGGGTTGTTGCCCTTCCTCAAGGACCTGGCGGCCAACCAGGACCTGAACATCCGGCTCACTGAAGCAGAGATTGAATCTGCCGAGAAAGCCTCCAAGGCGCTGGGCCGCATGCGGGCCGAGCACAACTTCGTCGCCCAGACCATTGTCACGGCGGCGCTTCCAGCACTTGAAGAGTTGGTGGGTGAGCTCAAGGCGGTGATGCTGGGCACGCACAACACGGCTGAAGCCATGGTCAAGCTGCGAGACGATGGCACGCTCAAGACCTGGGCGCAGGACACGGCGTATGGCATTGCCATCGTGATCGATGCGCTGCGAGGTGTGATCCAGATGGCCAAGGCGGTCATAGGCAGCTTCGAGGCAGTCTGGGCAGACATCGAATTGCTCGGCACTTTCCTCGCTGGTGGCAAGGGACTGAACCCGTTTTCCGAGGAGAACCAGGCCACCCTCAAGACCGCATTGGAAAAACGCAATGCAATTGTCGAGAAGGCCAACCAGACCTATGTTGACTTGTGGAAGATGCCGCTCTTGGCCGATGCAGTCAAAGAGCGGTTCGATGCCATCAACCGGGGTGAGACCGAAGCAGCAGGTGAGGCGGCCAAGCCCAAGCTGAACTACAACTCGGCCACTGGTGCGCTCACCGCTGCGGCCATGGCCAAGATCGAGAGCGACATCAAGCAGCTGCAGGGGTTGACCGATGTGGAAACCGGCCTTCTGAAGGACCGGCAAAAGATCATCGACCTCTACGAGGGGCAGGGATACATCAGTTACAAGGAGGCCAGTGAGGCCCGGCTGAACGCCCAGCAGGAATTCACGGACCGCCTGGGCGAGTTGTACGCGCAGGAAGAGTCCATCTTGAAGCGTGGCCTGGCCACCGTGGCCAAGACAGCCCAGGACAAACTCAAGCTGCAAGACAAGCTCTCGGAAATCACCCTGCGCCGAGAAAAGCTCGAACGTGAAGCCCAACAGTCCAACCTCGAGCGCGAGATCAAGCTGCCCGGCGAAACGCTCAAAGACCTGCAGGAGCAGGTGGCCAGGAGCCAAGGGCAGCTTCGATCGACCGAAGAGCAAATCAAGGTCCTGCGTGAGACCGGTTCGATCAGCGAGATCGATGCGCTGAAACGGCTGTCCGCTGCCAGGCGCTCCAGCGCCGATGAGTTGGCGGATTTCGCGGCCAAGGCTAGAGAACTGGTGGAGGCCACGCCTGGCAACGACAAGTTGGCCGAATCGTTTCGGCGCATCGAGGAGGCAGCCCGTCAAGCAGCCGATGGGGCGACCTTGCTGGGTCAACGGGCCCTTGAGTTGTCAGACCCTGGCGCTGGGTTCTCCAAGGCGCTTCGCACCCTGGGTGAAGAAACCGAGCAGGTGGGCAAGCAGATGGAGGCGGTGACCACCAAGGCCTTCAATGGAATGACGGATGCGCTCACCAACTTCGTGATGACGGGCAAGCTCGACTTCAAGTCGCTGGCCACCTCCATCATTTCGGACCTGATCCGCATCCAGATCCAGCGTGCCATCACGCTGCCCATGGCCAAGGCGCTGGGAAGCATGTTCGGGTTTGCCGATGGCGGGATCATGACCTCATCAGGCCCCTTGCCCTTGCGGGCCTACGCCAGCGGCGGTGTGGCTACAACGCCTCAGTTGGCGGTCTTTGGCGAGGGTTCTATGGCCGAGGCCTATGTGCCGCTGCCCGACGGTCGCTCGATCCCCGTCACGATGAACCAGTCCTCGTCCGGGGGCGGCGATGTATTCAACATCTCGGTCAACGTAGCCGAGGGTGGGGTGACCAGCAGCGCAGGGCAGGGCAAAGATCTGGGACGGGCGATTTCCAGTGCGGTGCGACAGGAGCTGCTCAATCAGAAGCGGGCCGGTGGTCTGCTGGACCCGCGTCGGCAGTGATGCATTGAAGGACTTTCATGGCGACATTCACATCGACATTTACGTGGACGGCCTCGATTGGGGCGTCCCTCACCGTCAAACCCAATGTCCGCAAGGTCTCCTTCGGCGATGGGTACGAGCAGCGCCTGGCCTTTGGCATCAACACCCAACCGGAGGTCTGGTCCCTGGAGTTCAGGGGCAAATCAACGACCGAGGCAGCTGTCATCGACAACTTCCTGCGTGCTCGTGGGGCGGTTCAGTCATTCGACTGGACTACCCCGAGCGGCATTGCGGGCAAATTTATGTGCGAGGAGTGGAGTCGCACGGTGGAAGAACCCAATCTGGAAAACATCCGAGCCACGTTCAGGCAGGTGTTTGATCTCTCATGACAGCACAAGCCATTACCTCAGAAATTCAGCAACTTTCCCCGAGTGCTGTCATCGAGCTCTTCGTGATGGACCTGACCCTCTTCAACGAAGGCGTAGTCCGCTTTCATGCGGGCACGAACGAGCTGCGCCGTCAGGTGGTCTGGCAAGGCAATATCTATGAGCCGTTCCCTATCCAGGCCGATGGCTTTGAATTTAACGGCAACGGCCAGGTGCCGCGTCCCAAGCTCAAGGTAGCCAACGTCACGGGCAGCATCACTGCGCTGATCCTTTCCTACCAGGACCTGGTAGGAGCTCGGGTCACGAGAAAGCGCACGCTGCTCAAGTACCTTGATGCCGTGAATTTCGGCACTGGAAGCAACCCGACCGCAGACCCGACAGCCGAGTTTGCCGACGATGTGTATTTCATTGATCGAAAGTCACGAGAGACCCGGGATGTGGTCGAGTTCGAGTTGGCAGCCTCTTTCGATCTCGAAGGAGTGTCCTTGCCCAGACGGCAGATTGTTCAGAACGTCTGCCCCTGGAGCTACCGGGGCTCGGAATGCGGCTACACCGGGACAGCCTATTTCAATGCCAACGATGAGACCGTAACTGGCCGAACGCAGGATGTCTGCGGCAAACGGCTGGTGTCCTGTCAGAAGCGCTTTGGCTCGAATGCCGAGTTGCCCTTTGGCGGGTTTCCAGCGGCGGGGTTGATCCGATGATGGACTCCGTAAACCAATCGCTGGCGCTGGCCCATGCTGATCGGGAGTTTCCCCGCGAAGCCTGTGGCTTGCTCGTCATTCACAAGGGCAGGGAGACCTATGCTCCGTGCCGCAATATCGGCGTGGGCACCGACCAGTTCGTGATCCACCCCGAGGACTATGTCCGGGCCGATCGGCTCGGAGAGATCGTGGGGGTGTTCCATTCACACCCGAATCTGGCCGCCGAGCCCAGCCAGGCCGACAAAGTGGCCTGCGAAGCTTCCGGCTTGCCCTGGTTCATCGTGTCCTACCCCTCTGGGCAGTGGCATGAGACGCAGCCATCTGGTTACATGGCTCCCCTGGTCGGTCGGGCATGGGCCCACGGAGTGCTTGATTGCTACTCGGTGATCCGTGACTGGTATCGGGCAGAGCGTGGCATTGACCTGCCGAACTTTGACCGTTTTGACGAATGGTGGAAGCGCGGCCAGAGCCTGTACCTCGATAACTTCGGCTCAGCAGGCTTTGAGGCGCTGGGAGCTGTTCAATCCCAGGACATGGAAGTTGGCGATGTGCTCCTGATGCAGGTGGCTTCGCCCATTCCCAACCATGCCGCCATCTACCTGGGTGATGGCTTGATCCTGCATCACCTGCAGGGCAGGCTCTCCAGCCGGGACGTGTATGGCGGCTACTGGCAAAAGATCACGACGCACAACTTGCGACATCGCACTGCATTCAACCCATCGCCATGACCACCATCATTCTTCTCGGCGAGCTGGGCAAGCGCTTCGGGCGCAGGCACAAGATGGCTGTGGCCACTGCTGCGGAAGCGGTGCGTGCCCTGTGCGCGAACTTTCCCACTTTCGAGCGAGAACTTGTCGCCTCAGGTGAGCGAGGTGTTGGCTACCGGGTGCTGGCCGGGCGGGACGCCTTGAATCTTGATCGGCTGCATGAGCCCACGGGCCAGCAGCACATCACGATCGCACCTGTGATCTCAGGTGCTGGGGGCAATGGTCTGGGCCAGATCCTTTTGGGGGCGGCTCTGATCGCTGTGTCCTGGTGGAACCCGATGGGCTGGGCTGCGGCGGGATCGTTTCTCTCGCAGGCCACGCTCTATTCGGTGGGTACTTCCATGATTTTGGGAGGCGTGGCCCAGATGATTGCTCCGACGTCCAAGTCTTCTGACCCTTCTGAGCGACCAGAAAACCAGCCGAGCTACGTTTTCAACGGCGCTGTGAACACCACGGCCCAAGGGCATCCCGTGCCTGTGGGTTACGGGCGGCTGATTGTGGGGTCTGCCGTGATCAGCGCAGGCATTGATGTGGATGAAATCGCTGTATGAGCACCGCTGATTCTCAATTCATTGTTGGATCGGGCGGTGGTGGCAAGGGCGGTGGCGGCAGCGCTCGCGTGGCCCAGGAAGCGCCCGACAGCCTGCGCTCCAAGGCTTATGCCCGGGTGGTTGACCTCGTCTGCGAGGGTGAGATCGAGGGCTTGGCCGCTGGCCTGCAATCCGTCTACCTGGACGACACGCCTATCCAGAATTCGGATGGCTCGTACAACTTCACTGGCGTGACGCTGGAGGCGCGCACAGGCACCCAGCAGCAAAGTTATATCCCTGGTTTTTCTTCTGTGGAAAACGAGGTGTCCGTCGGGGTCGAGTGCAAGTACGGTCAGCCCGTGGTGCGCTCCATCACCGACCCGGACGTGGACGCTGTACGCATCAAGGTCAGCATCCCGACGCTGACGCTGCAGGATACGACCAATGGTGACCTGAACGGTACTTCGGTCAGCTATGCGATCGATGTGCAGGCCAGGGGAGCCGGATATGTGCAGATCCTGCAGGACACGGTTTCAGGCAAGACCACATCGCGCTACCAGCGCAGTTACTACGTTCCTTTGTCCGGGACTGGTCCTTGGGATGTGCGTCTGCGTCGCATCACGGCCGACTCGACGCAGACCAGCCTGCAAAACAAGACCTTCCTCGAGTCCTACACCGAGGTGATCGAGAGCAAGCTGCGCTACCCCAACAGCGCGCTGATGGCGCTTCGGGTCGACGCCTCGCAATTCACCTCGATTCCCCGGCGCAGCTATGACTTGAAGCTCCTTCGGGTACGCATCCCGTCGAATTACTCTCCTGAGACCCGCTCCTATGCCGGTGTCTGGGATGGCAGCTTCAAGGTCGCCTGGACGGACAACCCGGCCTGGTGTTTCTATGACCTGGTGACCAATACCCGCTACGGTCTTGGCAACTACATCCCAGAGTCGCAGGTCGACAAATGGGCGCTGTACCGGGTAGCAAAGTACTGTGACGAGTTGGTGCCCAATGGGCTGGGTGGCTATGAGCCACGCTTTACCTGCAACCTGTACCTGCAGACCCGGGAGCAGGCCTATAAGGTGGTGCAGGACATGGCCTCGGTGTTTCGGGGCATGGCTTACTGGTCGGGTGGTGCCATCACGGTCACGCAGGATGCGCCGCAGGATCCGGTTTACCAGTTCACCGCTGCCAATGTCGTTGATGGTGAGTTCGCCTACCAGGGGTCCTCTGCCAAGGCGCGGCACACGGTGGCCCTGGTCAGCTGGGTGGATCCGGATGATTTCTACCGTCAGAAGGTGGAATACGTCGAGGACCTCGCAGGCATCGCACGGTACGGGGTGGTGCAGGCCGATGTGGTGGCCATGGGGTGCACCTCTCGTGGTCAGGCCAACCGGGTGGGCAAATGGCTGCTGTATTCCGAGCAGTCCGAGTCGGAGATCATCACTTTCCGTACCGGACTTGAGGGTGCGATAGTTCGGCCGGGCGATGTGGTCAAGGTGGCCGATGCCAGCAGAGGTGGCATGCGACTGGGTGGGCGGATTGCTGCGGCCACAACCGTGAGCGTCACGCTCGATCAGGATTTGCCCGCAGGATCCTGGCGGATCTCCGTGGTGCTGCCCACCGGTGTCGTTGAAGAGCGGCAAGTGGGCTCGCTGTCCGGCCGAACTGTGGGTGTGACCAGCGCGTTTTCGATGACCCCTCAAGTGGGCGCGATCTGGGTGCTGTCTTCCACGCTGGTGGAGGCTCAGCTCTTTCGGGTGGTGCAAGTCGCTGAAAGCGAACCTGGTATCCACGAAATTACGGCCCTGGCGCACAACCCCAGCAAGTACGCAGCCATCGAGCAGGGCCTGGCCTTGCAGCCTCGTGCCATCACCGTGCTCTCGACCACGCCATCGGCCCCGACGGGGCTGACCGTGACCGAGAGCCTGTACCGGGTCAAGGATCAGGCGCTGGTGCTGATCCAGCTCGGATGGGAGCAGGTCTTTGGAGCATTGGAGTACCAGGCGACCTACCGCGTCAACGGTGGCAACGCGGTCACGCTGCCCAAAGTCTCCAGCACCTATCTGGAGATCCGAAACGCTGAGGCCGGTGACTACGTCTTCACGGTGCGGGCTGTAGGGGTATCTGGCAAGCTGGGAAACTCCACAAGCCTGAGCCAAAGCATTCTGGGCAAGCTCCAGCCGCCAGATGATGTGCAGGACTTTGTGGTGCTGCGCCGAACGACCGATCTGCTCCTGAGCTGGAGTGCCAATACCGATGCCGACCTCTCGGGGTATGAGGTTCGAGTTGGAACAGGATGGGATTCGGCTGTACTGGTCGGGCAGACAGCTGGTACGCAGCTGGTGCACGACCAAAGCGAGTCGGGTCAGTACAACTATCACATCCGAGCCTTTGACACTTCCGGAAAGTACAGCCAGCACGTCACCACCTTCCAGCTCACCTTGCTCGCGCCCTCATCGGTGCGGCAATTCGATGTGGTGCAGTCAGCCAACCGGCTGGAGTTTCGTTGGCTGCCCAATCCCGAGCCGGAGGTCGTGGCTTATGAATTGCGGGAAGGGGGTGCTTGGGACACCTCGATCTTCATTGCCGAGGTCAAGTCCAGCAGTTTCACGCTGCCCTCAGGCTTTGATGGGGAGCGCAAGTTCTGGATCAAGGCGATCGCATCGCCCGGCATTTACTCGGAAGAAGCCACCTTCGTCTCCACCGTTGTGGCGCAGCCCCAGAACGCCAATCTGCTGGTGACAGTGGATGCGCAGGCGACCCGATTCCCTGGCGTGAAGCATTTCGCTTCGGTTGAATCAGTCAACAGCCTGGATGTTCTGCGCATGGACAGCGGGGTGAGCCAGTCCGAGTATCTGTTTGAGGTGAATCTGCCCACCAGCTACCGGGCACAGAACACCTTGCTGGCCAGCATCGGGGCGACTTTGGACGACCGCGAGACCTGGACCTCAGCCAATTACGCCTGGATCAGCTCGGCGGCCAAGCGGCAGTGGACCTATGACGGGGCACTCAAAAGCATCGAAGCGAGGTTTCAGATGGCCCGTGAGAATGCCCTGCAAGCGGGGGAGCTCTACGGGTGGCGACTCAATGGGGTGCTCAGCGGCTATGGCAACCCTGTGGGCGCTGAAGCCATTGGCGTGGGCTATGGAGATGGGCGCTACGGCAGTGGTGTGCTGGTCAAGGACACGACCAAGGTGTCCTGGGGGGTGAGTATTCCGGGTGTCTTTCATGTGAGCTTCTGGTTCATCCCGAACCAGATCACCACATCGGTCATCTGGACGGCCACGGGTGCTGGAGTGAGCCTCCTTGTAGGCTATGACTCGGTGGCCGGAACCTTCTTTCTGGAGGACCAACTCTTTAACCGGGTGGTGGTACCTTACTCCGTTAACGTGGCCGATCGCATCTGCATCGGCGTGTGTCAGACGGCAACAGAGCGCAGACTTTTCATCGGAAAGATGGGCGGCGAGGTTCAAAGCGCAAGCCAACCTCTGGCACCGACTGCGGGGTATTCGATCCTCAAGCTGTACTGACAGATCAGTTCAGACAAATCAATCAACCTAAGTACAGGCGTTGCACCCATTGGGTCAGCGCCTATTTTTTTGGAGAAATCCCATGTTGGATGAAGGCATGCAAATCAAGGGCTCGCTCACGCTGGTGCTGGCCAAGCCCAGTGGTGAGGTCGAGGTGGTCCACAAGGACAACATCATCGTCAACGGCGGCTTTGACTTCGTGGCCGATGCGATTGGCAACTCTGGCAGCCGACCAGGGGTGATGGGCTGGATTGCGGTGGGAACCGGCACAACAGCCGCAGCATCGACCCAGACCGCCCTGGTCACAGAGATCAAACGCAACGCCTCGACCTACGCTCACACTGCTGGCACCAAGGTGTTCACCTTCACGGCCAGTTATGCGGCGGGCGACGCCACAGGCGCGTTGACAGAAGCGGGTGTGTTCAACGCAGCCTCGGCTGGAACCATGTTCGATCGTGTGGTGTTTCCGGTAGTCAACAAGGGTGTGGATGACAGCCTGACCGCTGTTTTCACTTTCACGATGAGCTGATCGGGCGATTGAGATGGCCGAGACTGTCAACGTTTCAAGCTCGCCGGGGGCCAATTACACCTGGACCACTGGCAAGTTTGCATGGAGCAGCGCCACAGCCGGTAAGAACTGGACGAGTGCATTTCCGGCGGTCTACAGCCTGAGCGTGGCCACGGACATCGGTTTCACGGAGTTGATCCAGAAGCTGGGCATCAAGCGAAACTCCGAAACCATTGCCTTTGCTGAGAAACAAGGCAAAGGGCTGGTACTGAACAAGTTCGAGGTCATGAGTTTCGCGGAGACCTACACGGACCTCATTGCCTTCGTTCTGAGGTTTGT